TCTGTCTGTTGAAAAGGCTATTGAAAATAAAAGTTTAATAACCAACATCAAACAGGTTAGGAATGTTGAGGGTGAGTCTTTAATTAAACCTATTACTCCTGAACAACCACTGCCTTATGGTTGGAAACAAATGGATCATCCTGATTTAGGTGGTTTTGCTATTCATCCTGACTTGGTAGCTCCTTTAAAGTTTGTGTTTGATTCTGGTCCTGGTATGACAATGCAAGCTTTGGGAACTGTTTCTTAAGTTGTTAAGCGTGTCAACGTTATTGGTTCTTTCTTTCATGCTAAGTCTTTAATGGAAGTGTTGTCTAGTGCCAAGATTCCTTTGTGGACTCCTCTTAAAGATGCTATTGTTCTTCCTTTAGTTGAAAAGGGTGTTAAGGCTGTTACTGGTAAAGATCTCCAGTTGTCTGCTATCACTAAGGCTGTTGAGCAGTTTAAAAAAGGTGGTTTGGGTGACAACGTAGACACTTGGATACGAAGAGATGGTTTGCAATTAGATGCCCCTGAAGATGTTTCTAAAGGTATGTTGGGTTCTATTGGTAAATTTGCAGACACAATGATTGGTAAGTACGGACCCAAGACTCGTGTACTTGAGAAGTCTATGTCTACTGTTGAAAAATATACCCTGGGTATCTTTGATAAGTACACATGGGATTACTTGCACACTGGTGGCAAGTTAATGGTTGCTGATGCTTACTTAGAAAAAGCTAGACTACAAGCTGCTAAAGAGGGTAAACCCTTTGATGAAATTACTTCTCGTAAAGAGATTGCTTCTTTTGTTAACGATAGCTTTGGTGGTTTGAATTGGTTTGAAGCTGCTAGAAAAGTTGAAAATGAGTATGCCAAACGTTTGGCTATGGCTGCGTACAGTCCTGAAGGTCGTAGAGCTTTGCAAATTGCTTTGTTTGCTCCTGATTGGACTATCTCTACTATCCGTGCCTTTACTGCTGCTTTACCCAAATCTCTAAATCCTACTAAATTGCAACCTATTGAAGGCATTAAAGGCATGGTAAACCCTACAACCAAAGCTGATTATGCTAGGTTGTATCAGTTTAAAACAGCATTAGTATATGCAACTCTAGTTAATGCTATTAATAACATGATCTCTGGTAGAGATCTTTGGGAAAACAAAGATCCAACCCGTATTGAATATCCTGATGGTACGTCTATGCAAGCTATGAAGCACGCTATGGAACCTTATCACTGGATTATGGACCCAAGTAAAACTTTGTCTAATAAACTTGGGTTTATTCCTAAAGCTCTTGTTGTTGGTGTTGGTGGTTTAGAGTACGCTAGTCCTACTGCTCCAAAACTAGTTGATATGAGTGCTGCTGGTAGGCTTAAAGCTATTGGTCAGTCAGCATTACCTTTCCAAATACAAGCTGCTGTTGGTGCTCCTGAAGGAGAAGGTGCTAAAAGAGCGTTACTAGGAACAATGGGTTTCCCTGTGTATGGTAAGACTGCTGAACAAAATAAACTAGCAAGAGCAGAACGAGAACTTGCTGTTAAAGAAAACGCCTGGAAATATAGGGACAAAGAAATTAGAAGGGGAAGAATGGAATGGACACCAAAACATGATCGAGAAGAAAAAGCTTTAGAAAAAAGAAGAGAAAATCTTAATAAAGAAACACAATAAATGGCAACTAAAACAACTTTTCCTATACCCCAAGACAAGATTCAAGAGAGTTTTGTTTGGAGAGATTGGTTTCAGAAACTTAGTGATAGGGCTTTTGGTACTGCTTCCACATTAGATATTCCTATTGAACCTGAGTATGGTGGCACTGGACTAACTACCTATAACACAGGGGACATAATATATAGCAACTCCACTAACAATTTAACTAAGTTACCTGCTCCTGCATCTACGTCTTTATTGCAAATGACTGCTGCTGGTGTTCCTAGTTGGACAGCTAGTAGTGCTATTGTTACGTCAGTTACAGGAACTTCTCCAGTAGCATCTAGTGGTGGTACTACTCCCGCTATTTCTTTAGCTGCCGCCTATGGTGATACGTTAAATCCCTATGCTTCCAAGACTGCTAATTATTTTTTGGCAGCTCCTAATGGTTCTGCTGGTGTTCCTACGTTTAGAGCTGTTGTTGTTGCTGATGTTACAGGTCTAGGTACTATGGCTACTCAAAACACAGGTGTTTCTGCTACTGTAGCTTTAGCTAAATTAACTGGTGCGGGTACTAATGGTTCTCTTACAGTTGTCAGTGGTGTTGTGACAGCATACACAGCCCCAACTTAATTATTTTGATAGTCTTAAAAAACATAACAATGGACATTAAACAGTGTGGACCCTATCAGCATTCTTTTTGCAGCCAACGCTTGTGTTGCAGCAATAAGGGAGGGTTGTGAGCTTTACAAACAAGCCAAAAGCTCATTCATGGAGGTTAAGTCCACTGTTGAAGAAGCTGTTGGAATGTATAAGGAAGTTACTGGATTTTGGAGTAACTTTAGTAACTTTTTTAAATCCAAGGAAAAACCAGTCACGACAAAGCCTGTGGCGAAAAAGAAGGATAAGTATGTAGCTGTTGATGAGACTCAAGTGATGGTAAATGTAGTCTCACAACTCACAGAGTTTTTTAAACTTCAAGAACAACTAGCAACACACATTCGAGAAGAAGAAGAGAAATCTAAGAATGTGTATGACCCAGATGCCAATCTGATGGAAGCGGCTCTTAAAAGAGTTATGGCTTTAGATCAGATGGCAGAACTAGAGAAAACCATACGTGAGATTATGGTTTATCAATCTCCCCCAGAAATGGGAGCAATGTATTCAAAAACCTTTGAGATGAGAGACATCATCAAGGAGGAACAAGAAGGTGCTAGGCTTAAGGAAGAAGCTAAAGAACGGGTTAAAAAATGGCAACGCAAGGAAGAGGAAAGAAACTTCCAGCTAAAGTTAGCATACCTAGCAGCGACTACTATATTCCTCCTGTACCTGTGGGCGTGGCTGTTGTTCGTAAATCGTTGGGGGAAGACATAGTGGGGTGGGTTGCAGCTTGTATTCTGATTGCTTTTCTACTTCCATTGGGTGCAATGTTGTATCTAGATATCTTAGATGCTAAGCATGAGGTTAAGCAGCAACTTGAGAAAGTTGAAAAACTAAGGCGTCAAATTGAAAGTCAACAAAGGGAGAAAAACAAATGAATGTATATGAGATTTGGTTTCTGTCTGTACTGTTAGTAGTTCTTACTGGCTGTGAAGACCGCTTTCGGTACAAGTGTCAAGACCCAAAGAATTGGAGTGAACCAGAGTGTAAACCTCCAATCTGTACCGCTACTGGTACTTGTCCAGAGCAACTCGTTAAAACCGAACAGGAGAAAAAATGATGGCTACTATTGGATATAAACCTAACAACCGACTTACTGCTGAAGAAATTGAAGTACGAGTGTGGGCTTTTGTTATTGTTTGTTTGATCTTGATTTTGCTTGGATCAGTTGCTATGTTTCTTTATGCCTTAACTTATGTGACTCAGCCTATGGCTGGTATGGCTCCTATTGACAAGGTATATACCCAGCAGATTAGTACTATTATGGTCTTCATCACTGGTGTACTTGGTGGTGTTGCTGGTAGATCTGGAATCAAAGCTATAGCTACAGCAACAGCTAAAGCTGAAGCTGTTGATAACGATGAGTCCCCAAAACCATGAGCTTGTTTAATCCCTGGGTACTTTTAGGTATCATCTTATTTGTTACTAGTAGCTTTTTAGGAGGCTATTACAAGGGCAGCGAAGATGAAGTCTTGAAGCAACAAGCTGAAATTGCTAAGCTCAATGAAGAGTCTAGACAAAAAGAACAGGCTCTTGTGTCTGCTGTAAATAAAACTGCAACTCAACTAGTAAAGGTAAACAATGAAGCAAAGATTCAAATTGCTAAGAGGGACTCTGCTATTGCCTCTGGTGCTCTCAAGCTGCGGCTTCCTATCAAAGCCCCCGACTGCCCCATACCAACCTCCACAGATACCACCTCTCCCCCCAGAGATAGCATTCAAGCAACAGCCGAACTTGACCCAACGATTGCTAGATCTCTTGTCGCCATCACAGACAAAGGAGATGAAAACACAAGACAATTAAATGCTTGCATTGATGCCTACAATTCTATTTACCAAACTCTAAAAGGAAAACCATGAACTTAAGCCCCAACTTTACTCTTGATGAACTAACACACACTGATCATCGTGAGTTTGACAACACCCCCAATGATGAAGAGTTAGCCAACCTAATTCGTTTAGCTGAGTTCTTAGAAGAAGTTAAAGTAGTA